CTCGGTTGAGGCCAAGCTTCCGCAAGTCCTGATCAGCATCAATGCAAGGACAACCGTAATTGTCACCAAATAAAGCCTGCTTAAGTTAGGTTGTTCCATTGCTTACAAATTGCATTACTTCGTTAAAACGCACCATGTAAAGGTCTTTGTTTCGCAAGTTTGAAAGCAGTATCTGGCTCGCAACTTTCAGCGGCATGGCCCTTTCTAAGATGTAAATCGCAAGCACCTTCACCAGCCGCTCGTCACATTCTTCATCAGTGCTTGGTAAGTAGGTGTGTGCTTCATTCATAGCTGTCTTGTTGCTTTCTTTACAAGTAGCCTGATCACTTCATCAAGCTTCTGCACGCTGTCTGCTATCATCTCCATAACGCCCTTTCGCTCTTCCTCTGTGATTTCTTTGTGCTCCATGATCATCTGCACCAAGCCACCAATGGAAGTCAATGGCTGGCGAAGCTCATGGCTCAACATGAAGCGAAACTCTTCCAAAAGCATCTTTTGCCGCTCATGCTCATGCGAGCTGATGGAGGTCACATCTACCAACTGAATGCCGATCATGTGGATGCTGTTCATAATGCAGTAAACATTCCACATATTGTAACGCTCAGATGACATCTTTTGGCGTGTCCTTGAATAGACTCTTATCGGATCCGGTGCTTTCTTTTGCGACTTCCTGATCGCAGTAAGCATCTCATCACGATCACTGTCATTGGCTGCAATGTCCAGAATATTGCCGGGCTTTATATGGCTGCTGTACTCCTTGAATAAATCATTGGAGGTCACAATATTCCCGTCCTTATCGGTAATCACATAGAAGAGGTCGATGCTCGCCTCGAGGATGTGCAGTGATGCCATAAGGCAAAGATAAGCCTTATGCCCTTAGCTCGCTTCTTAGATCGTTAAATAAATTGATCCAGGCAGCACCACATCCAATCAAGTATTTCGCACTCATCCACAGGGCAAAGCTAAACACAACACCATTCAGGAGTATATCGTAATTCATAGGCTCTTCAATATCTTGCGTGTTTCTTACAGGCTGAGGTTTGAGGGTGTAGTACGTTGGTGCTGGGTATAAAGATACATCGCATGGCTGAATGGTATCAAAGGCGGTAAGTTCACGCACTGGCTTTGGCTGTGCCATGACAAACTCGAAGCTTTCGCGGTTAGCTTGCTGAAAGCTTGTGTCGGCATTTGCAATCTCCCAGCTCATGGTGTCTACATTCACCTTGTTGTGGCGTGCAATCTTGACGGTATCTCTACGAATCTGCTGCATCGTCTTTGGCTTTTGGAATGTAACCAGCGGCGATTAGCGTTGCTACTATTGCCGCGAGGGTTTCGGTTGAAATGACTTTAAAGATTAGTAAGAATATTGAAACTAAAATCATAAGGCTTCCGATAGTGCTACGCCAATGCTTGACAATTATGTCTATGATTCGCCTTGGTTTGGTAGCACGTTTTCGCATAGGTTAAAATACGCGAAAGCATTGCGAGCGTTGGGGCAATTGCGCCCTAAACTTTACAAAGTGAGAAATAGAGATTTGCCTCTTCGCGTCTGCGATTGGTTAGCCCTGCAAGGACTTTGCCGCCTGCCCTGTTCCATCTTAGGAACTCATCCAATATGCTTGGGTCGGCGTTGTTTGCTTTGGCTTTCTTTAGCAACGTGGATTTAATGAGTGCGCCAGTGCCGACATTATAGGCAAAGCATACCAACGCATCGAACTGGCATTGATTAATATTCGGTAGGTGCTTATTTACCGCCGCCTCAAAAGGCTCAAGCGTTGCAAGTAGCAATTGAGTTGCCTCTTTCTCGTTTGCCAACTTTTCGCCGAGTATTACCTTCTTGCCGTTCGGATAGCGTGTCGAGCCGTAGCCTATCGTAGGCACGGAAGCTGGGCATAGGTAACTCGTGAGCCTCAAGCCTTCGTACTTCTTAATTAAGTTAAGTCCGAGAATCGAGGTGCTGCGCATTAGTTTATTTCGTATTGGAAGGTAAACGCAAAACTTGTAGCACCTATATTTGACGATGAAGTTGAATAGAAATATATTTTTAGACTATCACAAGCTATATTACAATTTGTAGTCTCTTGAAACAATTGACCTACACCAATTGGGTCAAAACTAACTGATGCTATTGGTGCGGTATATTGAAGGTATCCAGTACCACTTGATAAACTGAAATTTAAATCAACTTGTGCGAAAATTGTTGCCGTTACAATATTATCAACTCTTGAATAAAAGGCTCTTGTTGGAGTTGCACCTACTACGCATCCTGTAAAATCACTTAAAGTCGGTGTCCATGTTCCGCTATCTAAAACAGGTACAACAGGCAACAGGCTTGATACCTCAATCTGGCTGCTTGTATTACTGCTTGTATCAACAATGTACAATACATCGTCTGAAGCGGCTGCCCCTAATACTGGTAAATCGGTTACTTTAACGCCTGCCATAGTTGTAAAATTTGCCCACTAATTTACAAATTATTCAGATACGCTAAAGCCTTTTCTGAATTATCAAATTGCTGCTCGTTAAACGTGGTGCTTGTGGTGGCAAAGCAATACACCCCTGCATCGCAAATGATGTGAAGGCTTTCGCTATCCACTATCTCCCAGTTCGGCTCAATCAGTTGCGAATCAATTTCGCCATTAGCAACGGAAGAATAAAACTGAATAGCCTTTGATGTGATGTTTACGTTTATCATAGTTTCTCGATTAAGTACATTGAGCCTAAACTTATATCGGCTGCGTTTGAGTTTTGAATTGTGAAAACAATAAACTGATTCGTAGTCCAATTTATTACGCAAGTCGTGGCGCTTGAAGCGAGAAAAAAATCGGTGCTTTGGCTTATGGTAGCTGTATTTAAAACCTCAGTGTTATTGGTGCTATTTTTAATTACTAAATGACGCTGAAAGGAATTAAACAAAAAGTTACTTGCGCCAATGTTCTGCCAAGTCCCCAAAAGAATAGGCGAGCCGCTTAAGTTGGCAGTTGTGTTCGCATACATTCGAAGCGTTTGATTTCCTGCCGTTCCCGTTTTTCGTGTCCTATAAGTGATACGAATAATGTCCCCTGCTGCAAATGTATTCGCAGCAATAGCCTGCGTATAAACCGCCGTATTTGTAGTACCCGAAAAGCCAACCGTATCAGTTGTGGATTTATAAATTAACGGCAAGCTCGGGAATGTAGCAAGCGTGCCATCCCCTCTAACATATTGCGCGGTCGTTCCTGTTGGCGTGTTAAACTTGCCGTTGAAGGTAGTCCAATCGCCGCTGCTTAATGCACCTCTATTACTTGCGCTGGCAGTTGGTAGGTTGAACGTGTGCGATGTGCCTGATGACACAACTGCAAAGTCTGTTCCTGTTGTCCCTGTGCCTATGGTTTGCACAGCACCTGTGAGTGAGTTGATGGCTGTGATGCCTGTACCTGCCATGATGCCCGCCTGTTGTGTTACGGTCAATATAGATGATGGAACACCTGGATGTGGAGCTACTGGTCCTTCGGCGATTATGATTGCATTGTTGTTGGTTGTTGACCACATCAATTGCACATAATCCCCTCCAGCTAAATCAAGCAAATAGTTCCATGCCGCAACAATAGGTGAAGCATTTGCGCTGCCTGTAAGCACTACCTTTCCTGCTGTATCTGGTATGTCAACACCATTTTTTCGCAACCATATATCAACTATAAAGTTCCCAGAACCGCCTGTTTTTTCAAGTTGCAAAGAGAATTGAATGTTATAAATTCCCGTATTTGCTAAGGTTACTCTTGTCGGATTTCCGCTACCATCATTTACAACGGTTACACCATTGGATAAATCAGTAGTATTGAATTTTACTGGATAGGCAGTATTAGCACTAACCGCTGTTTGTGTCGTGTCGTCTTGAAATGCACCATAGTAACCTGTCGGCGTTGGTGTGGCTGTGTTGTTTAACACGCCTGCACCTGTCAAAGTCAAACCACTTCCAATAGTGATTTCCTCCATAATGCCACTTCCTGCGGTTGCACGTCCAACAAGTTTGTTGGTTGTCATGGCTGTTGTGATTGTGCCACTCGTTGTGATTGGCCCACCACTAATCAACCCTGCGGTTGCAACCGATGTAACCGTGCCATTTGTAAGGGTTGGGAATGGCTGAGGTGCGCCCGTGCCATCTAAGTAGTCAGTATTGCTGCCCGTTGGCACATCGAATTTGCCATCGAAGGTATTCCAATCTGCGCTACTGAGGTAGCCGTCTGTTGTGGTATCAGCTTGTGTTATGCTGATATCAGGCGTAGTGCCACCGCTTGAGGCAATCGGCAAGGTTGCGGTTACATCTTCAACAATGGTCGCAGGAATCGTTGGCTTATTCAATATTTGATTATTGCCGCTCGTTGAGTTCCAATCTGAGGGTTGTTGAACCGTTGGAAATCCTGCACCAAGATTAACCCAGTAGCTTGTATTAGTTGGCAGTATTGAATCGTTCGCAGCGATGCAACGATAAACGTTACCGTTATACCAAACGATGTTTCCTATCGCGTAAGCATTGCCAGTTGCGCTTAAATGGTCGGTCGTAAACGGCAAGGCTATTAACGCACCGCCACCACCACCGCCACCAATTGCGATTAATGGGTCGGCGGGCGTACCGTTTCCGATTATTGTAATGCCGTCAACAGCAACCTCGGTAAGGCATGGCGTGCATGGCTCAAAGTCTGGAAGAGGAATGTCACCAGTTGCGCAAGTATCATAGCAGCCGTCCTCGCTTGAGGTGCTTACATTCACATCAACATCAATCGCAACAGCGGCCCACTCATAGTTCACCGGCAAGTACCGGATCTCATTCTGGTAGCCACTTGGTACAACCTCGTAAGCAATTACGCCAATAGCTGTCTTGAATTGCGGATCAGTTCCGCTGATCAACCTAAGCACCCTCGATGCAATCCAATCCTGTGCATCGGCAGAATCACAAGGCAAGTGCGATTTGCGGACCATTGCATAGGCCGTCATTGAATAGCGTGTCTCATAAATAGACTTGCATCCAGCTAACCTCAAAGAGTCATTCTTGGCCACTGTGATCTTGCCACGTTTGGCCCAGAACAATGTG